AGTTTCGCTAGGATAAAGGGTCTCTGGAACCTCTGGCAGCTTAGATACGTTCTGACGCTCTACAGAGAACCCTACGCCTGTCCCACACAGTAGGATAAACATAGCTTGGTCAAAAGCCTTGATGTTATTCACAGCTAGGTAGGAGCAATTATACATTGACGTATTGTCCCTCATGGCTGCTGGACCCGCTGTCATCAATGATCGCATACTAGGCATAACATCAAGCGACAAGATAGCTTGCTCAAGGTCACGGACGTATGTGTCATCACCAGTCTTAGGAATTACGATGTTGTCCATGAAGCGTGTGACTGTCTCGGACCAAGATTCACGGTTGCCCGTACCTTCTTGCCAACGTGCATAACGTGACTTGTGAATGAATGACTGGTAGTCTGTTGGTAGTTGGTTGCTGCTCATTTAATTTCTCTTCCTCGGTTATCTTTATCTTCGTCTAGCCAGACCAAACGGTCAATGTCTGATCGGCTCAGGCCAATGTCATTTAGCTCTCGGTCTGTCAACATGTTAAGTTGTTTAATTGCGTTACGATGTTCCCGCCACGTAGCTAAGAAGTTTACGTATCTCCAAAACCATGTCATCTATTGTCTCCATTCCCACTAATCATATCCCGTTCCTCACGACTGCGTAGCTTGTCAATATTCATATCGGCCACCTCATCTAAGTTGTAACCAATGTCGTTGCAGAGGTTAGCTAGATACCAAAGCACATCTCCCAACTCTTTAGCTACCTCATGTCGGTTAAACACACCGTCACGTACTTGCTTCTTTACCTTCTCGGCAACCTCACCAGCTTCACCACATAGACCCAACGTAGGGTACAGAACCTTGTGTGTGTCTGGGTAAATGGCGAAGCTAACCGCCTTGTTCTGATACTGTCTAAAGTCCATTATATAGTCCTACCATAAAACTCTGTTGCCTTTGTTGGGTCAGCATAAGCATCAAAGAGGTACCAAGCGCAGTTATCTTTACCAACGCTCTTGCTACCCTCTATCCACTTAACCCTACCAACGCTCACTATCTTAACACAGTACGACATGTAAAGAGCCGACTGCTTTGTGTGCATCCAATCGGCATCAAACAGTAGCCAAGTCGGACATTGTTGCATCCAGTGTTCCATCAGAGGATGTAGTATCTTTCTATCCCAAGGAGGGTTGGTTATGCAATAGTCAATTACTCCCCTACCTCCAACATCCAAAGTAAGAGCATCAAAGGCAAATACATCAGGGTGTCGTGGACTAATGTCGCAAGCATATAAGCACTCCCCATGACCGTCTGTTAACTCGTTAATATGTTCAATCAATCGCCTGTCACCCGCACAAGGCTCTACGTAGTCGAACACGTAAGGCAAGTGCGGGATCAGTGGCTCTACAGCGGCTAGGGGCGTAGGGTAGTAGTCCCTCGGTACCCTTTCGAAGTCGCTGCGTTTACCCATAGAGTTGCTTTAAACGCTTAAGTGATACAAACTCAGGCTCGTACATACCGTTGCTAATCTCACGCTTGATTACTACGCCCTTCCACCAGTCTAGGTTAGCTTGTCCAGCCCAAGATTCCTCAGCACCTTTGAAGCATCCAGCGACAAGGCCGACAATGCCGTGAGGGTGCGACCCATCTTTAAACTTAAGATCACGTTTATGGCTGTGACCACAAGTAGAGGAATGATTACGGTTAGCGAGTAGAGCGTTGGCGTGATGTATGCCAGACATAGCAGACCCAAAGTTACCAGCACTGAAGAAGTGCGCATAAGAAACACCATCGTAGTCAGCGATTGCTGGCGCACTGTTATGGTATTCATGGTACTCATCAAACCAGTAGTCGGTCTGTAGATGGCCGAAGGAAATCCCGTACTTGCTTCCCTCAAGTCTTGGATCATGTTTAATTGCACGTTTAATCCTGTTCTCATGGTTACCCTCAAATCCTATCCACGTCGGTTTCTTGTACTTGCGCGTACTCGGCTTTCGTCGAAGACGGTCCATTGCTTCATTATAGTGGTTAACATCTTGTTCGTAGTTTTGACTAACAACAGCTTCGGGATAGCGACCATCAAAAGTATTGAGAGAGCGCATATCGGCCCCGTCACCAAGATCAACGATGTAGTTAGGATTAACTTCATAGATCAATTCCCCAAGCCAATCAAACCGCTCGTTGTCCGTCGAGGGGTCACTATGTGCGCAACTGAATACAATAGCTGTCTTACCCATTACCATACTCCATTTCCATTAGTACCACTCGAACCTCATGGTCCACTCTAGCAAGGTCATCTTTGCTCATACTCTGTATTGCTTTGATTACTTCAACCATTCGTCGGGTATCCTTTTGTCTGAGTACATGAAGCCATGTTTCTCGCTCCACATTCCATATGTTGTCTTAGACCCTTTATTGATCTTAGCTCTACTATTGCTGAACACGAATCGTATGTCAAGCTCTGGGTGTTGTTTCTTTATCTCAAGGTGCTTCATCCTGTCGGATACGACAAAGCGTCCTTTTGATTCAATTATAACACCGTTAGGCAATATGAAGTCAGGGGTGTAACTTTTGTTCTGATGTAATACCCACTTAATCTTCTTAGTCTCATACCCAAAGTCCACACCCCTCGTCTTCAAGTCTTGTGATATATCATCCTCAAGTCCAGAACGATAACCATGCTTAATCGCTAACTGTCGTTTCTTGCTTTTGGCGGCAACCATATCTCACCCTCTTCCCGCCTAAGCCATAACAGCCTAGCATTTTCCACTACACGGTCCTCATCACCCTCATAGGCTTTGATTACGCACTCCCATAGCTCTTCCTCAGTCTCAGCGTCCTTGAGTATCTTGTCCGCCTTCTTTGGCCCAGTGCCGTGCAACCCCTTAATGTTGTCCGCTCTATCGCCCGTTAGTATCTGATGGTAGAAGAACTTAATTCCCTCAGCGGGGTTAACTTTAACTAGGTCACCTCTGACGATATTGAAGTGCCAACAGGGTATCTGTAGCATATCCTTATCAATAGATGCGACACAAGCATCGTAACCCAACCTTGCGGCTTCGATTGCTATTAGGTCATCTGCTTCCTCTCCACTGCTAATCACTGCGTTCCACTTACTAGACATACGATCCCTTGCGGTTTGTAAGTGCCTTGGCTTCTGGACATCCTTGCGGTTGCCTTTGTAGACCGCAGACTTAGCAATCTCATGTCTGAAGTTACCCTTACCTGTTAAGTAGACGATGTAATCCTGTGGCTCAGGGAATAGCACAGTCTTATCTAGGATAAAGTCTATGAGGTCGTCAACCTTACGTATCGTATCTGACGACCCCATAGTCTCGGTGGAGAAAGCAGCCCGATAAGCGATGATGTCACCGTCTATGAGTACCTTCCCCATATCCATTACACGTCACCCCAGACCATTGTACCATCGTCTTTTTCGAACCCCACTGCATTTACGTAGGTGTAACCCATAGACTTCGCTGCTTGGGCAAACATATCCGCTAGGACATACAGGTCATCTACACCGTCCCGTGTGAGGTTAATAGAGCCTTCGTAGCCATCCTCGTCCTTGTCCATGTAGGCACTAATATCAATACGCATGTCTTATTCCTTATACATTGAAGAGTTCGTCGTCTTCGTTAACGGTTGAGTTCATTTCGTATGCTACGTGTTCCGTAACACCTACGTTTGCAAGTCGTACACCAGCACCGTTAGCATAGATTTCAAACTGAACCTTTGCCTTAGTGCCGTTGCCTAGTGGACCATCACCTTCAAAGTCCCACATACGCTTGTTCTCACGCCCTTCAGTGAGGTTAACAACCTTTGGCGCACCACCGTAGTCTACGCTAACAGGCTCTCCTGTCTTCTTATCTGAGAACGTCTTAACGTCAGATACCTTACGTTTGATCTTCATGTACTTACCGATACCCAAGTCCGCATTTCCCTCTAGGATGCGATTGCTATTCATCGGGTGTAGGTCCAAACCCTCTTGCTCAAGTTTAGTAATCTGTTCTTCGTCAGTGAAGTAACCGTTTACGATGTACTGACCACCTGCTTGGTGGATCGCTTGTGCTGCACGAGGTCCGTCAGGTGAACCCATGTCGGCGTTTTGTTCAAACACTTTTGCGTATTCAAGTACCATATCCATTGTGTATTTAGCCATGTCGAGTTTTCCTTCAGTTGCTGGTATATATATATAATGTCCAAATCGGACGAAGTGTAAAGTAGATTAGTAAATAAAGTTAGTGGATGTCTGCGTAGGTATTTCCGAACTGCGCATCGACCCCTAACGGTACATTCAGCTTTAGTTTTTCATTCAGTAGCTTCATTGATTCCTCCATTACTCCCTTGACCTTAGCTTCGTCACCGTCCTTTACAAGAGCGATAACCTCGTCGTGAAACTGGCCCATGATTTCGATCCCGTTCTTGCGACAGAAAGCGACCCAGCTATCGAAACAGAACACGCCTGTTCCTTGGTTCAGTGTCGAGAACCGATCTTTCTCTGAGCGTAGAGAATACCAGAACTTAGACACTGGGTTCTGCATCCACATAGAGCCGAATAGCTCCCGTGTACGCACGTTAGATGCTACCTTTTCCACTGACCAGTTACGTGACCAGAACGCATCTAGCAGCACCTTACAGTCCTTTGTAGGCATCCCTGTAGTACGGGATAGAGTAGCAGCACCAACGCCATAAGTAGCACTGTAGTTGACCACTTTGTAATTCTTACGGAGGGCTTTAAGGCTCCGCTCACCAGAGTTATGTTTGTCGATGTCACCTTGCGATATGACACCAGCGTGTAGTGCTAGATCAAGGTGGGGGTCAAACCCTTCTACTGACATAGCTTGAACATACTCTGGATCAAGTGGCTTCATATAGTGTCGTTTAGTAGTGTCCTCCAGAGATGTCATATCAGCCCCACACAGCGTGTATCCGTCTGGTGAGGTTAGACAACCCCGTATGTCCTTACCGTAAGGCTTATCAACGCTTGGTAAGTTGACCAGAGGCTTTGCATGACGGAAGCGCATAGTGTTGGTGAACCCTGCGATACTAGCCTTAACGTAGCCATCTACCTCTGCGTCTACCATGCCCTTAAGTACACCAATGCGGTGAGTAAGTACGCTGAGGCCATCTAGCAGTGCGATAGATGGTTCTACGCTTACTAGCTCCTTAACTGATTCACATAGCTCACTGTCCTTTCTTACTTGCTCAAGCTCACGGGTATCGCCTGTAATCTTACAGCGCATGAACTTGTATGTACGTGGTTGCCAGCCCAAGGAGAATAGCCAGTCTTTAACCTGACTAACGCTATTTGGATTAGCACGATCATAACCAGTAACTACAGTCAGTGACTGGGTGGTAACAGGTTGCTTCTGCTCTTTGCACAAGTCTACCCATTTCTCGCCATTAGCAGACAGGTCGCCATTCTGTTTGTGCATAACCTTTGGCTGATTACGTACTGCGGTTTTCATAACCTT